CCACCGAGATCTACACTCTTTCCCTACACGACGCTCTTCCGATCTCTCTCGATGACGAGATGCTCGACTTCATCGTTCAGGCGTATCGGATCGACCCGGTCACTGGCCGCAAGATTTACGACGAGGCGGTTCTGTCCCGGCCAAAGGGTCGAGCCAAGACGGAGATCGCCGGCTGGCTGGTGGTCGCTGAGGCGTTCGGGCCGGTGCGGTTTGATCGGTGGGACAAGGATGGGCAGCCGGTTGGCAAGCCTGTCGTGTCGCCGCTCATCAAGTGCTTGGCGACTGAGGAGTCTCAGGCAACGGCTGCGTTCTCGGTTGTGGCGTACATCGTCAACGACTGGGGCAAGGAGAACCGCCCGGACATCTACGGCGGCACCAGTGGCGTGCGCCTATACCAGTCCGCGACCGCGATCTATCTGCCGCATGGTGGCGAGATCCGGGCGAGCACCTCCGGGTCGGCGTCGAAGGATGGTGGCAAGGAGACGTTCGTCGTCGCTGACGAAACTCACCTGTACGTGCTGCGTGAGCTCAAGGCGATGTACGGCACGGTCCGCCGCAACTTGGGCAAGCGGAAACTCGCTGAGCCGTGGATGTTGCAGACGTCGACGGCATACCGCCCGGGCGAGCAGTCCATCTTCGAGGAGACGCTGACGGCGTGGCGCAAGAAGGAACTGAGCGCCTCGGTCTACGTGAACCACCGCGAGGCCAAAGGCCGTGTCGATATCGCGGACGCAGCGCACACAATGGCCCAACTCCGGTACGTCTACGGGGCGGCTACTGAGTGGATGGATCTGGACCGGATCTACCGCGAGATGCTCGACCCGCGCTCGTGCCCGGATGAGGCCACTGCCGCGCGCTACTTCCTGAACCGTCCGCTGTCCACGAAGGATGCGTGGATCGCCAAGGACGTCCACGAGCGGCAGAAGAAGGTTCGGGTGGTTGAGCCGAACGAGCCGATCACGCTGGGCTTTGACGGGTCGCTGAACGATGACACGACTGTTCTGCGTGGGTCGTGCATGAGCGATGGGTTCCTGTTCCGCATTGGTGCATGGCCGAAGCCTGATGGCGCGGCCGGCATCGGGTGGGAGGTTCCTCGCCGCGACGTGTTGGCGACGATCCGTGAGGCGTTCGGTCGATACAAGGTGATCCGGGGCTACTTCGACCCGCACGAGTGGCGCTCTGACATTGACGCCCTGGCTGCCGAGTTCGGTGAGACTCGGGTCATCCCGTGGGAGACGCGCCGCGAGTTGGCAATGGGCGCGGCGTTGGATCGGTTGCACGCGGATCTGATGAACGGCGTCGTGTGGCATGACGACGACCCGCTGGCCACTGAGCACTACGGCAACGTGTTCGTGCGGATGAAGGGCTCGCAGCGGCTGGTCCGCAAGGAGTACCCAAACTCGCCTCGCAAGATCGACTCGGTTGTTGGCGACGCGCTCGCCTATGAGGCTCGCGCTGATGTTCTGACGGCCGCTCCTGAGAAGCAGTCCCTGTCGCGTGCCCGCGGCAAAGTTTCCCTCCGCTAGAAAGGGGCCACGATGCCTGAACTGGTGCCGATGTCCCCTCTGTGGTGGGCTGCCCGGTTACATAAGCAGCTTGAGTGCCAGGAAGAGATGGTTGAGTTCTTCGACGCGTACTACCGTGGTGATCACCCGCTGCCTTGGTTGGCACCGCAGGCCCAGCAGGAGTTCCGTCGCGTCCTTCAGATGACCCGCTCGAACTACATGGGTCTGGTCTGTGACGCGACCGCTGAGCGCCAGGTCATCGAGGGCTTCCGCCTTGGTGCGGACGCCATCGAGGGCGACAAAGACACCTGGGCGATCTGGCAGGCCAACGACCTCGACAGTTACTCCGACCAGGGCATCCTTGAGGCCACCATCGCAGGCACGTCCTACATGCTGGTCGCGCCGAACCCTGAGGACCAGTCCAAGCCGTTCATGTGGATTGAGCACGCGTCGCAGGCGATCATCGAGCATGTGCCGGGCACGAACCGCCGCCAGCGCAAGGCCGGATGGAAAGAGTTTCGGGACGACTGGACCGGCGAGGTTCATTCGGTTCTGTGGGTCGACGGATACCTGCACAAGTTCAAGGCGACTCTGCGCCCTGGCCAGTCCGATGAGGTGCTCGACTGGCAGCCGCGGATCGTTGGCAATGAGCAGTGGCCGGCGCGCAACCCGCTTGAGGTCGTGCCGCTGATCGAGCTGCCGAACAACCCCCGGCTCCTGACTGGTGGGGTCTCTGAGCTTGCGGATGTGACGGACATTCAGGACCGGATCAACAAGACGATCGCTGACCGGCTCATCACTCAGGACTATGGCGCGTTCCCGCAGAAGTGGGCGACGGCTTGGCCTGAGGAGGATGAGCACGGCGCACCGTTGCCGCCGATCGACGTGGGTCGAAACCGCATGGTCACGACCGATGTCAAGGAGACGAAGTTCGGCCAGTGGGACGCGTCCCCGCTTGACCCGTACAGCAACGCGAAGCGTGAGGATGTCAAGGACATCGCCTCCCGTACTCGCACCCCGGCGCAGTACCTCCTCGGTGAGATGTCCAACGTGAACGGCGAGACGTTGAAGGCGTCCGAGTCGGGCCTGATCTCGAAGGTTCGCCAGCGTCAGCGCACGTTTGCTGAGGGTGTCGAGGCCGCGGTTCGCCTTGCCCGTAGGGCTGCCGGTCTGCCTGATGATGGCGGCGAGGGCTTGGAGACGATCTGGCGCGACCCGGAGTTCCGCACCGAGGGCGAGCGCACTGACAGTGTCGTGAAGAAGTACGGCGCGAAGTTGATCCCGTTGCGGCAGGCCCGTGAGGATTTGGGTTACTCCTCGACTGCGATTGACCGCATGGAAGACCAGGACGAGCAGGCGCTTCAGACTGACCCGATCTTCACGGCGACCAAGTCCCTCATGGACGGTGGCCAGCCGCCGGCGATCATGCCTGACGCCATGATGAACGGCGGCCAGGGTGCTCCCGCAGGCAACGCTTGACCAGTATCAGGCGATGCAGCGGCTCACTGTTGCGACGCTTGGTCTGACCCGCCGCGAGTGGGCGAGCATGGGGCCTGAGTTCGACGCCTCGTGGGCCACTGTCGGCCCGCGGATCGCATTGCTGACTTCGTCGGCACAGTTGGGTGCAGCCCGCAATGGTGCGGCTTATGTCCCTGCGACGCTGGCCGAACTGGGCCAGTCCGTTGACCCTCTCAGACAGGTGGACCCGCGCGCGTTCGCTGGCATCAGTTCGGACGGTCGCGCGCTCGACTCGCTGCTGTACGGCGGCGTGACGACGGCGAAGACAGCCTCACGCACCATGGCACCCGCTGACGCCCTCGCAGTCGGCGGCCGGTGGTTGGACATGGCGATCCACACTCAGGTCGCTGACGCGGCCAGGAGCGCCGTCAGTGTGGCCATCACAGCCCGTCCGGGCATCGGCTACGTGCGGATGGTGAACCCGCCATCCTGCGGTCGCTGCTCAGTCCTGGCGGGCAAGTTCTTCAAGTGGAACACAGGGTTTCAGCGCCACCCGCGCTGCGACTGCCAGAACGTGCCCTCCGGTGAGGACGGCGCCGCAGGGTTGACCACCGACCCTCCACTTGACCAGATCACCGGCCTGACCAAAGGCGACCGCAAGGCACTCGATGAGGGCGCCGACCTGAATCAAGTCATCAACGCTCACCGCGGATTCCAAGGTGGCATGACGACCGCGGAGGGCGTGAGTCGCCGCGGCGTCTTTGGTGGCTACGTCCGGGGCGCTGACGGTTCTGTGACGAGGCGCGCGAAGGGCACAGCGAACCCGCAACGGCTCACGCCGAACGGGATCTACCGGCTCGCTTCCGATCACGCTGAGGCCGTGAAGCTGCTCAAGCAGTTTGGCTACTTTCTCTAAAACGTCCAGCGCCGCACGGCGCTGACTGATCCCGCACGGGAGACACGAAATGACCGTCCCAACAACAGAACCAACGCCAACCCCACCGGCTGCACAGCCAACGCCCGTGCCCACCCCACCCGTGACGAAAGACGACACGGACTGGAAGGCCGAAGCGCAGAAATGGGAGCAGCGCGCCAAGTCCAACCGTGACGCAGCCACAGCACTGGAGAAGTCGCAGCGAGCCACGATGACCGAGGCCGAGCGCCAGGTCTCCGAGGCGAAGGCTGCCGGTCGATCTGAGGCTGTCACCGAGTTCGGAA